TCAACGATTCAAAAGAGAATCTTGTGCGATTAGCAAAATACTTCTATGCACTTCCTCTACACTTCCCTCACAATCAAACACGTGAACTGCCTCAGATATGCCAGGAGCATTTGCTAGATACGCCTCCTGAACACCTCGTAAACGGGAGTTATTATCGTCTCCTGGAGCACTGAGAAAAAATGTAACATGCGGCTTGATTCCCAGCTCCTTTATTGTCAGCAGCCATGACAGAGGCAGGTCTTTGCTATAGAAAAAAGAATAGTTTGACATCTGATAATGATCGATAATGACAAAGTCAGCGTTTCCCTTAGCCAGCTCTTTTGCTTCTCTTTGGAAATCAAGCAAGTCGGCTTCAAATAATTTACCTACGGCTCGCTCATCCAATTCAATTTCACATCGTAGCCACATTCCGATTACGGCACCAATGGGTGTTTGCAGTCTCGGAAACGACAATCTGCGTACTTTATACCCTAATTGCTTTAAGCTCTCTGATAGCATTGCTGCGTGTGCTTCTTTAGCGCTTGCATGAATTCCCTCAAAGGTGATAATTTTTGTCTTCCCCATATGGTTATTCGCTCTCCTCTGTTCTACCAATCTCTTCAGCAGCCTCACGGAGTTTCTTTTCAGCTTCGATCTCAGCCGTCTGAGTTGCCAAATGATCAGCTAGTAAAACCTCAAACTCTTCCTTTGTAATTTCGAATACTTCTGATTTCAGACTGTTAAGGGTATAGCCCATGCCATCTGTCAATAAAAAATTGGTGTAGGTCAACGCCTCTTCTCTAAATTCCTGGTTCTCGTAATCAAATGCGATGACGGCTTTTTCAATTCCAGCGACACATCCCCCAAACCAAATATTTACCTCTTCCTCCCCACCTTCTTCATGGGACATATGCATATTTGTCGGAACGTGAATATATTTCCCAATCAATTGCAGAGAGAGCTCTTCCGTTAGTTCTTCTCCCATTTTTTTCAACAATTCTGCCATCAGTGATCAGTCCTTTTGCTAGATTTTTTGTAAGAGAAAGGCGGAGATCAACTACAATTCCCCATATTGCTTTAAAATTGCCTTAATAATTTGACAAACCCGTTCCTTGCTAATATTGAATTTCTGGCCGATTTCCTCATGGTAGTAGCCTTCACTTCTCATCATGAGAATCTGTTTGTCTCTTGTTGAAAGCTGCATATATTCCATGATGTCGATCATCATTTCAACTTCCTCGTATCGATAATCCTCAACGGATGCCATAAAGCTTCCCATCGCACTTTCATCATCCGAATGCTCTCCCGTAGAAACCCATACCGCATTGCTATTCGTCAGGTTTTTTTGAGTGCCAGCTTTCCTTAAGCAATCCCTGATTTTATTTGTAATCACGTGATCTACAAAAGTAGTCACTCTGGCTTTTTCCTGGTCATAATCTCTCATTGTGCGATAAACCTTTAAGAGAACTTCCTGAACTACATCATCATGAGTCATGCCTGCAAACGTCATCCCCAGCAGTTTTGCTTCACAATTTTCCTTTGCCTTTTGTAAGAAATCGTCTACCTTTCCCGCGAAGTATAATTCGTCGAGTTGGTGCAGCTGATTTGTCATGTCGGTTCCCCTCCTCCTGCTTCTATTCCGCTGCCTGATGGTTTTCTAACAGGTGGTATATTTCCAATAGGTGAACTTAGGAGGGGTTATTTACTCGTTGCTGCTACTTTTTTTCGGACATATGTGGAGGCATCCCGTCATAAAAGCTTTGCCGTTTAATATCTTCCAAGAAGCACACTGTCGCTTCAGGTACCATTTACAATCACGGCAAATATCATGTACGACACAGTGACAAGGCATAGGAACCTCTTGTTGATCTTTCGCTAATAGCGTTACGTCCCCAACTGTTATTTTTTTTTGACAAGTAGTTTTATAATCACAGCGAAAGCAATTCAGATTTTTCACTACCCACCAATCCCAACGATTCCAATTCCTTTCAGCGAACCGGGATCAATTTTCACATGCTCTTTAAAAAATTCTTCCAAAACCAAAAAGAGATTCTCCTGATTTGAACTGTATTTCATTACTTGTACTTGCTCCCCATCCACAGAAAAACTAATTTGAAATAACAACCTTTTTCCTCCTTCTTTAGCCTCTTGCCAATCTATACGACGAATGTATTACCGCATTAAGGGATTGTTGTAAAAAAAATCTATTCTTTTTTCAAACAAATAAATTCGCTCTTTTCCATAAAAAAAGACCAGCAGTCAAACTAGCTGGTCTTGCTTCCTAATTTCATCCAATATGTCCTGAGTAATTGAAATCGCACCAAACTCCTGACAAATCTTCTGAAGTACGACTAACATTGAATCTCCTTCTGACATGAATTCACTTATCTCTATCCCAAGGAAACCAAGCGAATCTCCAAGCTCATCCCAATCCTCCTTATCTAATTCCTCTCCTAAAAGAATTTCAGAAAGGATAGAAATAACAGCGACATACATAATTACTTTCATGGATTCAGTCATACGTCCCCTCCTCTATACGGTCTTCACTAGAATAGACAACACCAAGAAAACTTCCTCAGGCAGATCGAGTTTTATTCGCGCAAAAAAGCCACTCGGTTATCCGAATGGCTTGGTTTTTATTGGCTTGCTCTCATTTTATCAAAACATTCATCAGACTCGCTGAAATTCCCTGTAGTGTAAATTTGTGTACTTGACTGTAAAGCAAATCGAGCTTTCCTAAATTCGATGTTTCTTATACAATACAGGATTGAATTTTTATGGAGCGATCAGGTAACTCCTTTTATGATTCTTTGAATGAGACCTTCATCAATAATGAGACTCGCAATCTCTAAATCGCTTAGCAGCCGTATTTTATCTCCACTATAAACCTCATGAAGAATATGACTAACCGTTTCCTCATTTAGAGAATAGTTTTTAGAGATGGAGATAATTCCTACGATGACCTCATGACCTAGGAGTTGCTTTGTCGCGAGTTTTTCCTTCGATTGGTTAATGATGATCTGCACCATATCATTTGGCATTCATGTTCCTCCTAGCTTGTGTCGAATGGAGATGGCGTTATTCAGAGACAGTTTCCTTCACTCTGTCTACCCTATGAAACGATGGATAATCCCCATTTGTTTCAAAAACAAAAAAATAACAAGAGCCAAGGGTGGGCAAATAATTATGGTGGTAGATTTGTACAACGAGCTTTACAAATTATTAACCAATGATGATCAGCTATTAGCATTCCTTAGCATTCCCCAAGATGATGAAGTTTCTAAAACACAGCAAATTATAAAACGAAGAACGACGAATGATTTATCCAGTCTCTCCAAACCACTCCTCTCTTTTTACGCTACTTCTGGTAAGCGTCACGCAGCTCCCTCCTCGCTCCACGACAGTTTCTTTCGTTTTGACGTAATTACGTTAGATGATGTTGAGCTAGCACATAAAATCGGGAGCTATCTCTATCGAAAATTTGAAGGGTGTAGCTTTACTACTAATGGCTTAGAGAGTCTGGACAGTGTTGTCCACTCCCAGCAAGAAACAGACACGGACCTGGCTTCTGCTTATTGCTTCACTCTTGTTGTAAGGTTTCGTTATGTAATCGACAACTCTACTTGTTAGACTTTACAAAATCTCGTCTATCCTATGTCAAGCTGGTCAAGGTTTTCCTAAAGGCCTTACCAGTATCTACACACATTCTCTTACCACACACAAGGAGTGATTTTCATTGTCTAAAAAAATGATCATTAAAGGTGTCGGTCAATTCCTCGCTAAACGTGCTTCCAAAGATGGAAACGGTCTTGAAGTCATTACCCTCGGAAACATGCAGGATCTGAAAATTAACCTGAATGTTGAAATGGAAGACATTTTTGGCGGCGACGGGTTGTTTGCCATCGATACGCTGGTAAAATCCAAGAGTATTGAGATCACTGCAACGGATGCAAAATTTGATCTGTCAGCTCTCCAGCTGATGATGGGAGCTTCTCTTCAGGAACAGAAACAAGACTACGTATACGTATTGGGTGAGCAAAAACTGCTCGCATCTGGAAGCCTGGACCGAAAAACACCTGGTACTGATGTTGCTGTGTGTGACGTCGACTATGGCGACACCCTATACAATGGTGGCAATTTTGCAGTTCGTCTAAAAGATTCAAATCGACTCCTGAAACAAGTAGCTTTGAGCAATTCTACAGCTCCTAAGGCAGACGAGTTTATGGTCGAAACGTACACCGAAGGCAGCAAGACCGCTACGCGACTCATCCTCGCCTCCTCCGCATTGAACGAAGATGTCGTATTCAACTATCAGCGTATTGAAACTGTCGACGTGGTTGACATCTTAATCGACGAAGTACCATTCCCTGTGCATGTTGTTCACCACGGCTCCTTCCTTCAAAAGGATGGAACCTATGCAGGCATTGAAACAGAGCTGTTCTCTTGCATTGCAAAAGGAAGCTTTACCATTGATGCCGCTCGTTCTACCGCGAGTACATCCGCCATTTCCCTATCCGTTATTGATCCAGAACGGGCTGATGGCAAATTAGGTAGTGTAAAACGTTTTGTTTCTCAAAAGAAAGTGTAAGAGAAGTAGGCTAACTGTTCCGACTATTACAAGGCTGAGTGGAGAGCGCATGCTCTTCACTCCTTTTCCCTTGACCTTAAGTTCATCCTACTGTTAACTCTCTCAAAAGAATCGTCAGGAGGTCAAACTATGACTACTTATAAAGATGATCTAGCAAAAAAGCATGCTGAGCAAATGAATACCGAAGCTGTAAATCGAATCAAAAAACAAAGTGAAGCAGAAGAAGTCGAAGGAATTTTCTTTGAAGACGATGCCAAGATCACACTTCGAGACGGCAAAACTTATTGTATTCCACCAGCTAGTCTAAAGGATGCTCGCATTTTGATGAAAAAGCTGGGGACTGTTCATCTTGATGCCATAATTCTCAACTTTCTTCCAAGTGATAATGCCGAAAATGATTTATTTGATATTTTGCTGCTTGGCTTCCGCAACTATCCTTCCATCACTCGTGATTATTTAGATGAATATTGCGATCTGGAGACCGCCAGAAAACTGATTAATATCCTTATCGGTTTAAATGGCTTAAAAAAGTAGAGGGTGGCCAGGGTGACGGTTCCGACATTCGGGATACGGAAACGGGGGAGCCACTTGATTGGGGCGATATCTTTTTTCATCTACACAAGCATTGTGGATTAAATAAGTGGAGCATTTGGGATTACACCCTTCCCCAAGTTGCTGAACTAATGAAGCGCATTAACAAATATATTCAATTTGAAGTGGAGACACGAATGGGTCTGCTTTTCTTAAGTGAGGGGACAACCATTTCAGCCAGTCAAATTCCACTTCGTAATGCTGCGCCTGATTACCAAGAGATGTCAGAGGAGGACGTAGCTATGCTTGGCAGGCTACTTGGTGGTCTGTAACCCGTTTCGGTCTATTCTAAGACCAGAACGGGATTTTTTTTAGGAAGGTGATTATGAATGCCTAATGATAAGCATCGTCTAACAAACGAACTGCTTGCTCTGCTTCACAGCTCTCCGAAGCAACCAATTGACGATCCAGATAGAGAGAGCTTCCAAAGCATCCTTCGCTTGTATAACCAACAAATGCTTCATTTGCGTCAAGTGATTCGTGATATTCAGTCCATACCAGCAAGTATTTCGAACCGTTCCCATGCTCTTTCTACCCGAAAGTCCTACACTCAGTCGACAACTTTACTGCCTATCTCTCCACAACCCAGCATGGGATCCTCTGCCCAGCCTTTCCAATTCGTTGTTCCTCAACAGTATTCAGCGGTTCTCCGCACAGAAAAGACATACAGCAAAACACAACCCGATCTTCAAAAATGGGAAGACACAGTGATAGCTGTATTACAAAGAACAATGAAAAGCTCCTTAGACACCTTCATCACTGCAATGGTTCAGGAAGAATGGAATTCGGCAAAATCCTTTGACTCCCTTCTTAAAAAAGCGGAACGAAATTTTTTAATTAGAGACCCACGTATGGAACAGCTTGCTGAAAAAAACGTTACGAAGCAAGCTTCCGGCAGCTTTGAAAAAAGCGATTCTAGATATTCACAGCTCATCGAAAAAGAAGCGGCTAAACAACGGGAATATTTGAAGAATGAAGTAAAAAAAGACTTACAGAACATAGCTCTGGCCCATGCTGTAAATACCGAAGAGATAACCAGGGCTTACTATGTTTCTTCCAGGCGTTTAGCGAATCCTCACATGTCTATCGCAGTTGCCGAAGCATCTGCTAAAATGAACAACTCAGAAAAAGTAGGCATTTCAAAAACAGCAACAAAATTAACTTCACTCATTCTTCAACAAAAATTAAGCTTGGAGCAGTTCAAGGATCTTTATATTAGAACCTCAACTAACCATACTCCTTCAAGAAACCAACGCCTTCAAAGCATGTGGCAGGCTGCATCCATCGAAGCGTTTGACGTTTTTAAAAACCAGCCAGGCAATTTCACTGCCATACTGACTGTGCTCCTTCAACGTCTACGTGAAAATACGAAGCAGACTGCACTTGCTGTCCGTTTGCTATCAAATGCAACTTCTATTTTTGGCGGAAAAGCTACTTATTCCAAAACTAGGGAGCATTTGCTCAGAGGAATAGAAAAACGCAGGAAGGAACGTGTATCTCGACTACTGGAAGACGATTCTCCCCTGCTCACGAATCTTTCCCAATTACATGAGCTTTCTCAAACCTACGATATTACGAGTTTCCGACTCAATAATTTAACGAATGATTTCCAAAATCATGAGCGCCAATTACAGCGTACCCAAGAAGCTTTACAGCATCTCACAGATACTCTCTCTGTGCTTCCCCAGCATCTTCAAAGTCTATCTGCTATTAGCTCTCCTTCACCGGGACTTTCCCCAGCTATTGGGACTTCACTTGGCAACTATACAAGTACGTCAGCATCCAGCTCTCCCGTAGTTCCCACAGATATCTTGCCTGCCCTCACTCGCGGCACATTTGATCAGTACCCAAAAGGATCAGCTGCTACTGACAGTAGTAAGCAAGATCTGCCGAAGTCCAGCAATATGATAGAGAATTTATTGCAAGCAGTAAAGGATACCAAGTTTGATACGACCGTTCCAGATGAACCTGATGATCCGAACAATCCACTGCCTCCTTGGAAAAAAAAACTAAAAAGGTTTGGCCGTCAAGCTGCAAAAGTAGCAAAGCGTGTTCCCTACGTAGGTGCCCTGATGCTTGCTTATGACGTGTCCTCCGAATTGCTGCAGCCTATGTATATGACTGATTTAGAGCGAAAAAGCAGATTGGCAGACAATCAGGCTTCTCTCGCAAAAGAGATGGTGGCCTCGGATAAACTCCCCATAGGGGTGAAACACTTGTCGTTTTTGGGCCTCGCAATGAATGGCGTATCAGACGGGCTTATTCACGCTCTGGGCGGCACAACGCCTTCATGGTCAGACTATTTAAATGCTTTTAAGGATACGATCAACTATGACGGACCAGAACTCGAATCACATATAAACAAGAGCTTAAAGATTTATGAAACGAAAAGTGAGCTAGAAATCGAAAAAGAAATAGAAAAAAAGAAAAAAGCAGCGGAAATGGCAAGTTACTCGAAATTTATTGATCTTGACGGAGATGGCAACAGTTCAAACAACACTCCGATCACAGACTGGAGCGAAGTCAAAACAATGGAGCATGGGAAGGAAATGATCTCCTATGCCCAAAAGAAGCTTGCTCTCGAACAATCTAGCTTGTCCTCCAGTTTTGAAAAGGAAAAATCCGATTTATTACTTCAAGGTGAACGGGAAGACTCTGAAGCAATGCGTGAATTGATGGAGAAGTACTTTGCAAAAAACATCAGTGCATTGGATGAATTTATCTCTCTAGTAAAAGAGCAACAGAGCAAGCTTGTTTATAAAGACACAGATGCCAATAAAGTCGTACAAGCTGCGATTAACGATGCTGAAGCTGCGAAAGGTAAAAACCAGCAACAAAATAGTACCAATATAGTTGACCGAGCCATGAACAGACTGAATGCTGATCTGCAAAACACAGAAGTCAATTATTCGATTGAGAGAAGCAAAGCGATTTTAGCTGGTCACAGCCCAACCTCTCAGACAATCAGAAATATTGACGAAGCATTGCTACGCGAGAAAAACAAATTACTTGCTTCTACCGAATCGGAAATAAACTCTTTGATCAATAACAATCAAATGAATACAGACTTACTAGATAAAATCACCACAAATAAATCGCTCATTGAAAAGGCCCAGTATGACAACTTGGTTGCCATAAAAATGGCTATGCAGTCTTCCAAAGGAACATTTAACATGCCTGAGGGAATACGACCGCTTACGTATTGGGATATGCTACCTGCCCAAGCCACTCAGGGTACCTATGACTTCACGTATGGAGGTGCCAACGTCAATATTACGATTGACAAAATGAGCGGAAACGATGCTGATTTACAAATGCTTGGGGCAACGGTAAGTGAAGCCATTCGCCATACACAATCAAGACTTTCCACAGAGCTAAGTCAACAGGTCCGTTCCGGTATTGCCACAAGCTATAACAGATTATAAGGAGGTACCTCATGTCTCAACAGTACGCCTTTGGAACAGCTAATCAGCGTTACCCAAAGAAGCTATTCATTGATACCGGTTTTAATTTTACTGAAGTAAAAGCTCGAATCATTAACCCCTATACTCCCCCCAGCCCACAGCCCTCCTTGCGCGAGATCAAAATGATTAATGCTCCCGCACACATTCACCACTCCGGATTTAGTAGCTACAAATGCACATTGACACTGCTTTTCCCAGACAAGCATTCGTATAATGACTATTTGAGCTACGCTGGCTGGACTCATAAGTTTTACGATGAAAAAGGAAGTATTTATTTAGGGAGTGCAGAAGCAATAAAACCCACTGTACAAGAAGCAGGCCGCCGCTACAGCGTCACCGTCAATCTGATTCTTGTAAAAAAGGATTCCATTGAGCGCGAATCTCGCTTTCACTTTCAAGATATAGAAGGGCATTGGGCACAAAAGAATATTGAGGAGATGGCCCACCTCGGACTCATTACAATCATCACACGCGATGGGAAACCCGTCATTTATTTCCGCCCAAACGATTTTGTAACACGTGCCGAATTTGTTACCTTCTTGAATCGTACCAGGCGGTTAGTAGAGCGAATGATCCGGGAATAGCTATGGCTATTCCTTTTTTCTGTCTACTCTATATGATGAGGTGATGAAAATGATTAGTTGGGTTGATGTCAGTGAAAAAGATTGGTTTTTTAATGAAGTACATGAAGCAAGCAATTATTTGATGGCAGACGGTGAGCCTTTTATTCAAGGGATCGCTTACGGTACTTTTGAAAGTAATGCTCCTTATTTGTTTGAAGAACAAAAGGCTTCTAATGGACAAAAAGTTTTTACACTTCAGACCAAACTTGCACCAAGTGCAGAGAACCCTCTCTTTGTTTTTATAGACGGAACGCAAACACTTTATAGAGAGCTCCGTCCAAATAAAACAGATTCAACCAAGACAGACATTGAACTGTACCATGCTCCTTCCCCCAATTCAGTAGTTGCCTTTTCAAGCTATGGAAAGCCTGCTGTTGACCGCTTTGGAAAGCCTATTCCCTCCAACTCTTCTTCCTTCGCCTATCCAAGCAAGGCTCTGGATAATGGAAGAACTTATTATTACAATCCCTTCAGCCGTCAGTACAACGAGTATTTATACGCCTATGGACGTTCTTTGAATCGAATTGATATTCCCGAGGAAGAATGGAAGTCTGCCTCCGGTCAAGAGCTGGCGCGCAAATACATCGGTCTTAAACAAGATGTGTATATCGTAAGCCCTGCTCCAAGTGCAACCATCTATCTCCCATATAATTTGAACGGTGTACAGGTTCGATTCATTTACAACAGCTATGAAAATGGCGCATTGTTCATGAGAGGAGGATATTTTTCAGTAAAAAGTCAAGGAGTTTGGAGAAACGACCGCTTCTTTCCCAATGCTTACATTAATCGGGCAGAAGCTTGTGTACTCATAGACAGGCTTCGCCGTTCCTTTTATCAACGTTTTACCGATTCCAAATCACCTACGAATCTTTTAGAAGAATCCCACACAACCTATGAAGGTCAACGGGTGTTTCGATTGAATGGAACGTATCCAGCGGGTAAGCAGCTGTTAGTAGTAAAAGTGGACGGAAAAACCTTGAAAAAAGCAGATTATCAAGAATTTGATGACCATACTGTATTGTTCAACATACCTGTAGCAGCAGGGAAAGAAGTAACGTTCTTTTATAACAAGGAAGCAAGCTTGCGTTTTCAGGATGTCGGACGTGATAAGTACATGTACAACAGCAACACCGGGGAAAAAATTGCCCTGAATGGGGGACTTACAGGAAGTACTCCATCATGGTGGGCTCCTTCTGTTCTCTCACTGGAAGACGAGCGTTTTGGCAATAACGAAGACTATTTGGTGGAAGGAATTGAGATCAAAAACCTCGTCGATGGAGCAGCTGTCGTGAACAATATGTATGAAGTGTCTCCCTCCAACTCTGATGACAGTGAGAGATGGTTCATGCCCTATTCACTCCTCACACGCGCACAGGCTGTCTCCTTTTTGAATCGCTTTCGTCAATGGTCTTTGGAACGATTTAAGTAGGAGGGTGTTAGCAGATGATATCCAACGAATTACGAAGAATTCTTTCTGAAAGGCTTAAGCTAGGGGAATTATCCAAGCCTGCATGTCGCGTGGAAATAGATCGTCTCGTCTTCGTACCTGGCCGAACAGAAGAGCTCGATTTTATCAAAAATGATCCTGTACAAGAAACGACACTGACACGCACGATCATTCAAACACCTGCAAATGGCGAGACAGCTATGAGCACTATCCCTTTTGTCTTTCCCGTAGAAGGCAAAAGCATGAAAGATATTACTGCCTATATGGGAGACAATCGCAACCACAAGGGAATTGATATTGGGTGCCCGGTAGGGACTGCCATTAAAGCTTCTTGGGCAGGAAAAGTAAGAAAAGTGAGGATGACTGAAAAGTACACAAGCTATGGCTACTACGTAGAAATTCAACATGACGATGGCGTATGGACGAGATATGCCCATATGAGTGAAATCTACGTCAATACAGGCGATAATATTTCGCAAGGTACCATTATTGGAAAAAGCGGAAATACAGGTGATGTCCAATCTGCTGGCGTTTCTATCATGGGTACGTATGATGATCCCAATTCTCCCCGCTCGAAAGGAAAAGGAGCTCACTTACATTTTGAGGTTTGGAAGGGAAACGCTGTTCTCAATCCATACCCCTACATGAATGGGACAAAGCAAATGTTCGCCGCCTCTACCAATACTGGTTCGGGGGTTGTGACTGACTCTACCTTTGTTGGAACACCAGGCGCAACACTTTTTCGCGAAGAGTTTACCGATCGAACATGGTACAACAAATCGGTTTACAAAGTAGATGAGTTGACCAAGAAGCTGTCAATGATTGAGAGAAGCTCGACAGAGAATAGCAATCTAGCCTTTACCTTTGATCCAAATGGGTACAAGACTGGCTTGTTCCCCTCCCCTACTGTCACTACCGGCTTTAACCTGAAATTAACCTCGGTCCATCCAGGAATATTCAGCATGGGCTTTTCAACCGATTTTGGTGAGGGAGCAGGAGAGCTTCGCGTCTTATTCAATGGCAGCCTGCAAGTGAAGCTAAACAAATTCACTAGTACGGATAAGGTAGAAGTCCGCAATATCCCTTTTCCAAATGGCGAAACAGAGATTAGAATTGAATTATTTTGGAATGGAAAGCAAGTCAAGCATTTCTCTCTCCAATATATCGAAATAAAAGAATTACAAGGTCGACCTGATTTGTACGGAAATAAAGATAAAATGGACCCAACCGAGCAACGTCAATTTTTTGAGGAAAGAGACATCACCAGTACCTTTATGGCTGGTCAGCCTCATAAAGTATCCCTGCAGGTCGGAAAATTCGTTTATATGGACACCCTCACACTGGATAACATTACCTACATCGAACTAAACGACCAGTTTGAAATGGACTCCTGCGAAGCACGAATTACGATTTCAAACCCTGGCGGCTACTATAGCCCAGATTATAATCCGTTTTATTTTCCTGAGACCTACAAAGAGACCCCCTGGTCATACTTCGTGAATGGCTTCCATGTCGGCGTTCTCTCAGAAAATACACCCGTTCGGATTTTCATGGGCTATGGCCTTAATTTAATGCGGGTATTTACCGGACTCATAGATCGACTGGATTTAAATGGTGAAGAATCGACAATGACCATTTACTGCCGAGATATGTATAAAAAGATCTTGAACAAAACCTTGACGGAAAACAAGCAGTACCCGAAAAACGTTGGTCATCGTGAGCCCCATGATACGAGTGCTTTCCCTGCATTGTCCAGGCGTGACAAGATCGTTGCAATGGCGAAAAAGCAGTGCAAGCTGCAAGGACCAGAGCTCGATTACAAATTCTTGTTGGCCATCGCCCAGCATGAAACTAAAATGGGAACGCTCGGTCAAGGTCTTCCCCCCGGCGACTTTATTCTAGGCTACGGCTGCTATGACAAACAAAAATGCGATCCTCAGTATCAAGGGATCGAACGACAGCTCTATCGAGGAGCCGTCCGCTATCGAGAGGCCATGGCAAGCAGAGGCTGGCGCTTCTCATCTGTAAACGATGTCCGTTATTTTTGGCAAGGCGGTGATAAAGGAGCGTATCAGTGGGCATCGGATACAAATTGGTATAACAGTGTATGGAGCATCTATCAGCAATACCGAGCAAGTACCGAGTTCGACTCCATCCCAGAATGGGAGGATACCGCACCGGTTTTGACAGAGCCTGTTCCCCCGTCCCCATTTCTTAAATCCTCCATCGTCCAGGACTTGATCGCTCACGCTGGTATGTATGGATGGCGCAGCAATCCCCAAGACATCTTCTACCCATATGCAATCGTTCAAGAGACAAGCTATACACATGCGACTCAGGCAACCGGCAAGGTGATTAAAGCCGTACCAGATAAAGATGGTGAATTTGTGGAGGTCGAAGCGGAATCCATGCTGACCCCACTTGGCTGGAAAAACCCTTTCACTGAACCTCCAGGTCGTACCTTTGAAGCTTACAAATACAGAGTCAGCGAAGCCATAGCAGAGGTTATGAAGGATACCTCTTTCCGTTCCTACTGTGATCGCTACGGCACTTATCGTTTGGAAGAGATTGATATGAAGCGTCCGATAGTGGCTACTTATACCGAGCACGATCAATTAGTCACCATCCATAAAACCATCGACTTTACCAGAGGGCGCAGTCATCTCGTCATCCTGGATGAGGAAGAAAACGCGGGGCATTTTGTGGACACAGAGATTTTGATGGAGCTAAAAGGAGAATTGCGAACAGGCGTAATGAAGGTTCCATTTGCAAAAACAAAAGAACTGAAGCGCTTAGCTGCTCAACGCCTATTCTTTGATATCAAGCGTCTTTGTCGCACCATGCAAATATCTATCCCTGGGAATCCTGCACTTGACGTCCTCGATCGAATCTACATTATCGACTCGAATACAACCACCCGTGAAGCCTATACGATCAAAGGGATTCGTACGATGTTCGATGCGAGAAATGGCTATATGCAAATTCTGGACCTCTTCTGGGGCAATAATGAGGGGGCGATCCTGTAGTGGCAGGAATAGCAAATGATTACTTGATCTATCCCATCCTCGATTTAATTCGCGATGAAGTACAGCGTACCAGTTTTACGGTAGGTAATCCGTTTGCCGAGGAGCCATCTATACGCTTGATTCGTGACCACCCCCTTGATTCAGAAAAGGTGACAGGCATTAAATTATTTTACGAATCGGGATACATGCTAGATATTTCCCTCACCTTCGGCTCTACAGACATCTCCACGTTTCCTTTGGATGTAGATACCGATCACCCCGACTGGGAGTATTACTCACTCTGGCGATTAACCTCCATTGCTGCAGCTGGATATTCTTCTGATGGAAAAACGGTAGGATCTTACCTAATCCGTCTACTCTATGATACGAAGGGGCTCTTAACTGGAACAGATGTTCATCTGATAGAGAAAGCGAGGTAAGTGAACGTGGGATTCTCCGTTGTCTATTCGGGGGGCGGTGTGATTGATAAAGTCCGAGAGCTCCCCTACCCCCATTTTTCAAAGTTCACAGAACCATTCATTCGCGGAAGAATGCTGGACGTTACCGCATCCAAACAGGTTTTTTCCGATACCTACACCCTTCCCTACCCTACAGAATTTTTATCGGTTGCCTTTGCATCCAGTAACTACTGCATCGGTGATTACTGGGAGCTTAGCCTGGATGGTGTGAAGGTTTGCGAGACGATTTATACAAAAGAGCTCCCTGAATCGGTCTCGATGGGTAACAGCTTTGGGATTGTGTATCCGTTAAAGCCCAATGCGCAGGTACGCTTTGACTTCCACAACATTACTGGTACCGAAAAAAAGGTTTGGTACAATGTAAAATTTTTACGCAAAAAACTGTAAAGGAGGCGTACGGATGCCAAGTAAAAAAGTAGCCTGGATTGAGGGCGAGGTTACAGCTGATGTGCTCATCAATAAGCTGGCAGATGAAATCGCAAACGCCAAAATCCCGGATACCACGAACCGCTGGGAAAAAGTATTTGAAGTCAATGAAGACAAGTGGGTTACTTATACAAAAAACTCCGTGGCAAATACGCAAGGTACCTACAAGCATACAGATGGGAAGACCTATCAGGTGTACAAGCTACCTGATTTGCGAGATTTGAAGGCTGTTAGTGCTGGAACCCCCCTTGTTGATAAAGACGGATACATTTATGAAACGAATGGATACGGCAATACAAAAACCGGGAAGAAAATTCAAGTGAACGAATTTGTTTATACCGATGAGGAAGGCAATGAGATTACACTCTCCGTACCTGGGCTTCTGGTAGTAAACGTAAACGAAGATGATCCTACCAATACAGTTGGGAAGAAGTGCTATGTATTGCAGCAAGGTAAATATGAACTGGATGGGGTAACCTTCACTCCCAGTTCAGAGTGGAATGAGTATCGGCTCATCACCCAACTGCCCTCAGACTGGAATGACCTCATAGAAAAAAAGCAATGGACCGTTTATTACTATGGGTCAGCGAGTAGCTACTGGACTTACGTAAATGCTTCCCCTTACACATTTGGAATGGTCAAATACACCGCCAATCCCGTCCACTTCTACGACCGAACTGTCGTGCTAAAAACGGTTCCGGATGTCCCAACAGGCGAAGCTTCTAATGTATATTACGTCATGCTAAAGCACCCTACAGGTCAATACAACTACGTAGATGTGTACTATGGCAAAGAATTTACCGGAAAAAACCCCTCCGGCTCCTCAGCTGATACGTATTCACGAGCTTGCGACATTCGTACCGTCATCCACGGTAAAGTACCCAATATTATCAACCAAAAGGAAGCAGAGCTCCAATATCGAAAGTGGAACAATCCGGATGAAGAGAATAAATACAATCCCCCTCAAGAGGCATGGGCACTCGATTACGATGAAAAGGTAGAAATCAAAAGTCCCCCTTCTCACTTCTTTTATGGAGCAGATTCTGTAGTTTCCTGGGTCCCGAATAAAAAGCGCCGTCCCGATTACTGGGTCGAGTACAACATCTCTGTCAGCAATGATCGTGTAGCGATTGTCATTGTCGGAGATCCCTCCCCTGATATGGATGCCTACTACAACAGCTTTGCCTATATCGGAAAGACAATTCCATTCGCTGATTATGATCAAAAGGGCAATTTCGGTATTACGGTTGGCATGGGTGACCTAACAAAAGAAAAATCAGGATTCCTCCCTTCCGACATCAAGCAAGACAGCAATCAAACCTATTCTGGCTGGGGCCGCTATACCTCTAACGGCATGTATTCCTTCTCCATGCTGCAAACCCGAAGCTCCGTCTATTTCCAAGCTTATTATCCCGCCTTTATTACACAGCTCCCTAATTACAGTGGTGTAGGTACTATCCCACCTGAACTGTCCAAGATGGTTCTAGAGAAAAATGGATTCCAAATGTCTAAATGGACAAAGCGCTACCACGCCTCTCCCATTTATCTTGTGCATCAGTTCGAAGGCTATCGTGGATACCTCGACAGTGTCGTCGCTATCGAAGATCATAACCTGATTAACAAGGACGAGCTTGTAGTAGATACCGAAGAGCCAAAGGATCCACAAAATCCGGAAGCTGGAAACTGGACAGAGGTTTATAAATTCTTCAAAACCAATACCCCCGTCAACTTCTTCAAGTACTCCCCTAATCCCACTGATTCAACCATCGCTATCCTGAAAGAAGTATATTAAAGGAGGAACTCTCTCATGGCCAATTTTAAATATATTGAAAAAATCACGACTTCAAAGGAATTGCTCGACACCATCAAAACTGAAATTGAACAGATTACTGCCTACACTCATAACGCAGCAGCAGGTGAGACCCAAGAGAAATCCACATGGACGGTCATGACTGAACTTACCAAAAAAGATTCTACAAGTGGTAAAACCTCTGAGCTTGTGCTCAAAGGAAGCACCAACATCAATAACGTGAAGAAAGATTTCTATGTAAAATTTGTAAATCCTGGATTTACCAACCTAAAAGAGCACAGCTCTTTGACTGTGCAAGTACTTGAAGAATACAGCCCTACTGCTAAAACCTTTGCTACAGAAGGACACCCTGTAAATTTCGAGTGGGCAGATGAAAAATTTGTCGTCAATGGCAAGCCTACCGACCGCGACATCAACAAACCTGTTTACTTGTACATGAATGTTATGAATAATCGAATCGCCTTGGTAGCAGTGGGCGATCCAGCTGTCCACTTTGAAGATTATCGCAAAAGCTTTTTGTATGTTGGGGCATTGAAGCCTTTTAAATACAATATGGATGATGTCGGCGGTAATATCATGCTAACTGCAGGAGCCGTTGCTCCCGAGCCAACGCTTCCTATTTCCTCTCATGATTATGGTCAATACACTTCGTTTGGAAACAACTCCTTGCAAATGCTTGCAACCAAATCGGGCATTCGCTTCCAGAAGCACTACCCTGCCTTTATTACCCAAGCACCACAGCCTGGAAAGGCATATGTAGACAGTAAGCTGGGAGATACGGGATTGCTTCTGGAGCCACAAGGCTTTAATGCTTCTGCCTGGACACGTCGCTACCATCTGAGCCCTGTCTACGTTGTACACGGTTACGATGGATACCGTGGCAGTTTTGATCAGTGTATTGCTGTATCTAAAAACAACATCCTGCATCTCGATGAGTTGATCGTAGACGTAGACCCTAACGATACTACCAAAAAATACAAGCAAGAAGTATATCGTTACTTCGATCATAATACGGAGCAAAACTTCATGAACTATTCCGCCAATGTGAAAATGGGTATCGCGTTCTTGAAGGAAGTTCGTTACTAAAGAAAATCACTTTAAAACCGTATAGAGAGACAAGGGGGGAAACTAGAATACAGCTCTGGTATTCCCCCCTTCTTTTGGGGAGGTGAACCCTTTGACTATGATTTCTACTCTTGCAGCCTACCAATTCAGATTGGCTGATCACTATGCTTCGCTTCGTAAATATATAGGAAAAGTTACCTTTACAGCACCACCCTCCCGCAGCTATTCCTTCGTTTATATTCCATACGGGAGAAACTCGAGCATTCTCATGCTGGATTATTTAATAGCTAACCGAAAAAGCATGCCAGCAGACGTTCAAGAGTCGCTAGAGGAAATGATCCGATACGACACACGTCCAGCAAATCCCATGGAGCTTGTAGTCGTATCCGATCGTCCTAGCATAAAAGAAAGTAGCCTGTTTGAAGAGGCTCCAGACGCCGACCGTATCATCAGATCGCCTCTTCAGGTCGCTCGGCAAATTCATTTTTCAGATCGGCTGAAGTCAGTAAAATTGGATAAATTCAATCCTGCTACGATGTCTGTCCGTCTCGATAAAGATCAGCTTTACATCGATCTGCCAAAAGACAATGCAGTACGTACGAGCTCTGCTAAAGCCTCTATCATGAAAAAACAGGGGCAAGGCAATCGGACTGATCTCTTTCGGGCCAATCCAATAAATCAGTTACTTACCGGGGAGCGTCCGTCTATTTTGGATCTATTGGTTATGGATAAAAGAAGCGAGGGCAAGCGAGTGTTCTTGGCTCCTATGACTGTGCACCACGAGCGAGGAGCCGGTACACGATTCTCATCTCGTGACTTGTTCATCGATATAAGTACTGGTCAAGCCATTCGGATCACAGACCATCCTCTCTTTGTTGATCAGAACAATCACGTTGCAAAACGCCATGTTCACTTCCGGCTGACTTCCCATCTCATCCAATTATTTGAACGACTTCGTGCAAAAACTACCACCGTGCTCCGTGACATGGATTGGGCGTATCTAAAAGCGCGTCAGTACGAATCCATGCTGCACTTTCTCGACGATGCTAGCAGGTTTGAAAAACAGGACCTGATGATTCAGCATGTAATGAACGCTCACCGCACGGATAATCAGATCGGCTCTGTTTTCCATGATCGTTTTTCAGGGTATCGCCACTTCCTGAACGCTCTTTCTATAAATGCAGATACAAAGCAAGGATCTCGTGCTTACAAACAGGATTTGGTTGTGAACAGCTCTCAGCTGCGTGCAAATCGCCCTATTCAAGCAATCGCTTCCTTGCTCATTGATTTTGCCAAAGGTCAACGCCATTACATTACAGACTTGGCGATTCTATCTTCCAGACTTAGTGGTCAACGGACCATCCAGACAGATGCCTCTCTCCTCACATATTTTGAGCAGAGCCTTCGCATTCAAAATGAACCATTGTTTATCCCAAGAACCCTCTATTCCTCACAAAGAGAAAAAATTAGTCGTCTATGGACTCCCCAGCCATTTCAGTATGGGCAAAAACAGCTTTCTCGCCCCTCCTCTATCCGATTTGACGACATGCGGGGGGATCGCAATCCATTCCGTGTCACTCATTTGTGGGAGCGAAATCGGGAAATCGATTACAGTGGCTCCAAGGCACCGAAGCCCTCTTTTCTCTCCAGTGATGAGGAAATATACAGCTCCCTAGATTCAATTCGTCAGGGTATTTTGGATGACGAGCTGATCGCACATATTCAGAATTCACGTGATGCTTCGCTGGAAGAGATCATGCTTGCCTTGGTAACGAGAGAGCGTGATAGCATCATCGCTGAGGAAATCATACTCGCCACTATTCTTCGCGAAATGCCTGCTCATATTTTGGAGGATATTCTCGCATCGAAAGAGTTTCCGTCCTATTTAATGGATGAAATGATATTTGCCTCTCGTTTCTCCGATGGACAGAGCATTGTGGAAGTGCTGATAGAATGGGCTCTGACTCAGAAATCGTTTGCTGCACAAATCGATGAAGAATTCATTAGTGGAGTCCGTACGCGGATTCAAGCCCTGATCGATTCTGATGTAATGATTGCTACGACTTCAAAAGAACACCCTGGCATTCTCTCTTTTGACACGCTTCAGTCTACACGCCCCTCAGAGGTTACCTCACATATCGATGATGGACTTACAGGCGATCAGGAAGCTTCGCCATCCTATTTGGAAGAAGATATTGTTGGTGAAGATGAATTCCGCCCTGCTGTTCTTTCGATTAAACATCCATTTGGATATATGGACCCTGACCCATCGTATTTGTTTGAAGATCAGGATGCAGACAAATCTCAACATCCTAGCGAGCTCGATGAACCCGTCACAGGCTTGCTGCGCAGCAGACTTACAGAACTGTGCAGTGGGTACTTGTTCGGTACATCACCGCATGAGCGTACAAGCTATATCCTTGAGCTTTACGAATTGGCAGAAAGCTGTTCCCGAACAGGAGAAATTCTCGATGACGAATGGACCAAATATGCCTTGCTCGCTCTTGAACAAGCCATTGTACATGAGCAAATGTTTGCGTATAACCCTGAAGCCGCATCCGTTCTTTTTGAATCCATTCTCGGCTTTAAACAACCTGATCCGGCTGTAGTGAACATTGATTGGATCGCCTCGGACCAAAAGCGTGCTGCATCGCTAATTACCGAGATTGTAGGAAAAAAAGAGCTGGCGGACGCCATTCTCATGGAGTATTTACTAGGACAGAAGGAGCGACAAAAAGGGCATCTGGAGCAGCCAATTTTTTCAGTTCACGATTTCAAAAAAGCGTGGATGGATCGTATAGAAGAAGTAGGACAAGGATTTATATTTGACTACTCCAATGACATTCTCGAGGCAGAACATGATCCTGAGCATTGGTCAGGCGGTTTTGCTGTCCCGGAAGCATATGATCCGCATGATCCTTTCAATGAATATTATCCATGGACTACGGATCTGAATGCCCTTGCACTCGGACAGGACGATTGGAAACGGTTTGGCTCCGGAAAGTGGGAGCTTGATCCACTCCAAGGAAAATTCATCAGCACATCCGGTTCGAGCGGGATGGGTGGATACTATCGAAATGACTTTACGTATACCGACTATCAGTTTGAGGTCAATTTTAAAGTGGACAATCCTTTGGAGGATGACACTGCCGGTATTATCTTCAAATATCTCAACGATCGAAACTACTGGATGTTTGTCGTGAGTGGTGGTACCGCTAGAGGCATGGCTCGCCCTATGCAGCTTTTCAAAGTAGAAAACGGTATATCCACCTTATACGCTACCCCAATGAATCCATTCGCTTGGGAAAAAGGAAAGTGGTACACGCTGCGAGTGATCGTTACGGGCAATCGCATACGTGTCTGGGTAGATTACAACCTGCAATACGACTTTACCGATTAGAGGTGACAATAATGGGTCATACCTTTGGCGTTTTCTCCAAATCTGTAGGAAACGTAACATTTGGTAAAATGCGCTCCTCCTTGGTTGAGGGTGCCTTTCATCCAAATCATCCGAAACATCCTGAGAGTCCCAATCGACCACGTGCTCAGGACCGCTATGCGGGCTATCAAAATCCGTTGCTTGGTGACCCTGGCAAAGGACAAATCAGTCGATGGCAAAGCGTAAAAGTAGATTCTCTCGAAATTGTCATCGATCAAATGATTGAGCAGTTTCTAAGAGATAAGAAGTGGTACGCGAAGGTCCGTTGCCGCGAAGCTTTGTGGAATATGTATCGGAGACTGGAATGGTGGGTCAACCAACAAATTGATCCACAAAAAAACGACTACCAACGAGCACTCTTGATGGTGCGTGACTGCATTTACAAAATACTGAAGAACACCGAGCAGGAAGGTGGCACGCATCACGACGTTTCACTTCCTGTCTGTCCCGCCCCTTACTATCATCACTTCAGCGGATACTATCTCAATCATTATGACGCCATCGATAAGGAAGTCCCTACCTTTGACATGCGAGATCTACCTCTCTCAGATACATTTAACGGACTATTCCGCTACGTCTCATCCACTGAAGATCAAGAATGGCAAGTAGTTCATTCTGTCGGGACAAATGAAATGGCCGGAAACGAGAATATCATGAAGCTGGATGTTACGAGCCTCAAACATGGCAATTCCAGTAAGGTCACGTTTCAATGGCGCTTTAAAAAGCAAGGCTTCATTCGCTTTAAATACCTTGCGAGCACTGCTCCCGGTGACGGGCTGCTCTTTTTTATCAACAATAACCAGGTTGGCGGGGAATGGAACCAGAGTAGCAATTGGCAGGAAGCGAAATTCTCGGTAAAGCCAGGACAGACCTATAAGTTTGACTGGTTTGTACGTCGGATGAGTGATCGACGCTTTGGAAAGAATGCGGTTTATATCAAGGATGTGGAGTGCGTAGAGGTTGTGCAAAGCTTGGATGAGCAGACGCCGCCGGATTTAGATACAATCGGTCCTGATGCTTATGACATCCCTGGATGGGAATGGATTACTTTATCGGACAGTAGCATCATTAGCACCTTTTTTACGGGGATTAACGATAATCATCCTAGAAAGGTTCAGCGTATCATGGATGCAGAATGCTCGGGAGTATTCAGTTTTCAATATGAGATGGGAGTTGAGCCTCCCCCCTCCCCTGAACAGTCCTCTCTATTTTTCAATGACGAATTTACTTCTCGTAGCCAATCTGGGAGTACTGAGCATGGGAGTACTGCCGTCTCACAACACCAGAGTCAGTGGTCTTTGGATGGAAAATCTTCATCGACCCAAGAAGACTTCGCATCAATAGTGTACAATGTTGCTATCGGTGACGACTGTACGGTTGATTTTACAGGAATTATTGAGATGATTTGTCCCCCACGAGAAATTGACCATTATGAGGAGCGTACAACACAAATATCCACACCAATTCACTTCTCCTTTTCTGGAGAAAATCAATGGACGTGGAAAACGATTGATGGCCTTGGAGATGGAATTTATATAGAAGACCCGATTGTTTCTGGTAGAGGTGATGCGATCTATATTGTTAACCTCGAGGCAGACGGTTGGATGGATTTTAGCTATTTTACTGGTTTACGTGATACTGAGTCACTCCGCATTATCATTAATGATGTAGAACATCTCGTAGTATCTGGAGATGAATGGGAGGAAAATGTACGTATTCCATTAGAAAAGGGCACAAACACCATTATTTTTAGAATTTTAGATTCTTTGACAGAAAAACCTATTGAAGAAGAGTACCCTGGCACTTTTTCGTATGGCTCATCACGTGGTAAGCACACTACTCCTATGGGCAGCTACATTGATGTGGAACGTGAGTGGGATACTGATCGATACTCCAGCTCAACAGACGAGGATGGGTCTGAAAATGTTTATGAAATATTTCTTAATCCCGGTACAACATTTGAATTCTCCGAAGAACTAGAACTGAAAAAAATCATTGACGACTCAGAGCCAGATCTATACGAAACCGTGTTTTCGGAAGACTTTAATAAACAGGGAAATTATGCACCTGGAATAAGCGTTGCGGATAACTGGGAATGGGAAGATATTGTTACACGTTACCAAGGTCCTGGTCATGGAGGAGACGGTGTCCTTAAGGTAGAGAACAAGAATGGTACTCGCAATCGGCTTTATCTGGATGATGTTTATCTCGATGAACCAGGCTATGTCAAATTTGAGTATGGTGGCTCTTTTTCAGAATACGAGAATCTACAGCTATATGACAATGGTCGGTTAATTTGGACTGGAAATGAAGGAACGAGTGATCCTCTTGGCATTACAGTAAAAGTACCTCTTGGCTCTGGAAAGCATTCGTTAAAATGGGTATTCGAAGATTATGATGAGATTAGAGTTCCAGATACAACAAATTATGTCCCCCCCAAAAAGCCAGACCCTATAACGGGAGGGGAAGTATGCTATTCAGCTGGGACAGAAAAGCATTTAATCCATTATAATGACTATCCTAATATACCTGGACATGGTTCATTTAATGCTAGAAGATTTTCGCTGAATTATACTACCAGCAATAGTCGTAAGGGTCCTACAATTCTTTACTATGACGGATCAAAACCTATTGGGATTGGTACTGAAACAAATGGAAGAACGATTAGTAGGAACATTTATAATAGTGGGTCCTCAATTACTAAAGCAAAATATTCAGAACGATTAAAAGTATATGCTGGCAAAGGCTACGATGTTCCTAATTCTTTTGATGTACCAATTAAGGGTTGGTATTTCAAGCCTGATAAAAACACCACAGATCCAAGGCCAATTCATTATGATAATACCTACGTGCTAACTTCAGAACAGGTTCAGCCTAATAAAAGAATGAGCAAGGCCATGTGGTATGCAGCCTATGATAGTATTGGCAACGAAGATATATTTGTTGAGTTTGAATATCTATTTTACACTCACGATCTAAATAATGGTCAATCCAATTCTAATTATCAAAAATACACATCACAAAGATATTTAGGCAGAGTTTTACGAGGCCGCCTTAATAACTCTAATGAAATAACATCTACCGATTCTGTTTTTTCACTCACATACAATCAAAATACTGCTGGAAGCATTGGTAAAATACAACTCCCTACTGAAATTAATAATTGGGATAAGAGACTAGTCTACGGACCGAAAAGGCTTAATAATTATTATTCTCCACATAGTGTTGGTACCTATTGCGTTATTTTTGACTTTTATGCCCTAGCCAAAAATTTACCTATACATGGAATAGGTAAAAAACCATATTACCTAGCTATCCGTAATCTAAAGCTAACGTCTACCAGACCACGTAAATTCAGTAACGATTTCGACGAAACCAAAGTTGAATTTACAGTAAGAAATAGTAGCGGTGTTGTCCGAAAAGAGATATATTCAGCAGGGAACACCGGCGTTTCAGAATACTTTATTAATATTGATATCCCTCAAGGTAGATGGTATGGCATAGATTATAAGCTTCTTAAAGGTAAAAGCTATAAAGGTGGTCTTGAAGACAACGGTGGCCTCTTTACTTTAAGTCGTGGAACAGTTGAAGAGACATGGATCGATTACTGTATAGATAAAAAAGGAACCATGTATCCAAGCCATAACTCCCCTTATGAGCCTTCTACCCAACCTCCAACTCGTGTCATCATACCAGAAGACTCGTGGTGTTGGATTGATACCATAGAGGTAAACCAAGAAAAAAGATCAAGATCACTTCGCAGTAATACATTTACCCCTGCTTCTACTTCAAAAAGTAGTTTAAAAGCTGCTTCAAAATCCTATGTCCGTGTACGCGTCTACGATGACGATAATGGAACTCTTCTCTCCGATAAAAAATACGCCGACTTCGATGATGTTCAACTTATCAAAGCAAACATTAAAAATGAAACTAAAAAAGGAAAGAATTATTCGATAAGAGTTAAATTTTTTGGTAATTCTGATGCAGAAGCACGGTTAACCAATGGAGAATACACGTTTTATGACAAGCTTCCGCTCCCAAAATCAGTGGCGTTTGTCTATGATTTGAAAACCACAGCCAACGTACCGATCTGGATGGGCGGTTGTAACGGTAGCAAAATCCATGTAAATGTTTATGACCAATCAGGTTTAAAGATCCAAACAAACTCTTTCGAGACTTCTGACATCCACGAATTTGCTATTGAAGGGCTCTCCAAGCCGAATATATCCAAAGTTCGCGTTGAAATCCTGACTGAGCAACGTGGTGAGGTAAGTGAGTGGACAGGCAAAGAATATTTGACCACCTTTAAACTCAGAAGTGCGAGAGCCATTGAGAATTGGACAATCACTCCCTCCCCTTTTCATAGCCAATTAGACTTTTTCATTGATGGAGTAAAAAAAGGCAGCTATACAAATGCCGGTGGTACCCCTACTTTCTTGGTTGATAAGGGGAGGCATGTTTTCACTTGGGTATTTACAGCTCATGGCAAAGGAGAGGTTTGGGATTATTGCAACATCGATTTCATCAAACTAACCAACTGGATCTGTGACAAGGTATTGGTTACACCCTACTGCGATCCTGGCAATGGTGATAAATGTGTAGAAGCACTCATTAAATGCTTGCTAGCCCTTTGGAAAGAACGTCCTGAGGCATGTGTGATCGGTAAACGAATATGGCTATTTACCTAAGGGGGTAACTCTATGAGTGTAGTTTCTCTTCGAAGGTCGGGGTTCATCTACGAGGATCATTTCGACTCCCCTTCTCTCGATTCCCAATGGAACATGACTCCGAATGATTCAACAAGATGGTCTCTATCTGAAAGCTCTGGCTCGCTCCGTCTCAAAAGCGGAGCGCAGCCTCTCTATCTGTTTTTGGACGTGCTTTCTTCTATCAAGCAATTTGTATTTGATGTGAAAAATTCATACAACCCAACAGAACCTGGAAATACTGGGGGCATTGCCGTCTTTGCGGACAGCAAAGATTTTTTCCATATCGAAGAGTATTATGATAGTTCACTTGGTACCGCCAAAAGCTATCCATGGCTCCGCCTAGTTCGCAGTCTTAATACCTATTCCGCTTATTGGTCAGATGATGGGGTTATCTGGAACATCATTGGTTCAGAAGAATTTAATCGATTAGCCCCTAAGATCGGCATCTACCTCGCCAGCTCTTCCAACGATTATTTGGACGCCCAGCAAGTACGGGTGTTTTCCCTCCCAGAAATCACCGTATCCAATCTATCTCCGAATACCTTTGTCGAGCTGCTTGATTCACAAGGCAACGTCGTTGATGCAAAAACATGTCGGACTGGCAACACCTCTATTCGCTTTGACATGACCAAGCATCCAATTCCATTTACTGGCTCCCTCCGATTTATTGAAGCTGATGGCAAAACAGCCATTAGCTCCAGCGAGACGTTCGAGATGTGGGGTGGAGATGAATATAGCTTTTCTCCTTCCCTTACCCTCTTCTTTATTGATGTGGAGAACAACGAAGTCCAGCTGCAAGACAACACAGAGGAATTTCTTGGGCACATGCTGCAAGGACAATATCGGGAAATCAAAATGCTTGCTCGCAATACAATGAAAAGTGGAACCTTTACCAACATAAAAGCGGTTCTTACGGCTTACGCTGGCACAGATCAGTATAAGAGACTAGTCGAGGTCGCTCCTGATAATCAAGGCACTCCCGGTAAATGGAGTGATACCTTCACGCTGCCCGATACAGTTCCAGGACAGGAGCATGTATTCTGGGCCCGTATCTCGCGCGAAACTGATCCTTTGCTCATCGAAAAGACGACACATGTTCATTTTGGTCTTAATTTGTCTTCCTTCTATTCTATTTAACTCTCCTCGTATACTGACCACAGGATAATTTGCCCTAATTAACGTTACCAAATGAGAAGGAGTGAAACATATGTCGGTTAGGATAGTCCGGACAGGGACTGGGGTGGTCAAGGATCACCATGAATTAGCCAACAAGGGGATGCGTCCCCACGCTGAGATCGATTCATACCTTCAGGAAATGGACGACGCCAGAGAGAATAAGCCCAGCTTGAAGGCTCGATTTGATGATCTGATCAAAAAAGATGACGAGCAAGATCGTCGTCTGAATGGGATAACTGACGGAGTTACTTCTATTCATGGGGCTCTTACTTCTGTCACAAATAAGCTAAATGCTGTTGAAGCTACAAATCAGGTTCAAGACAGCCGTCTCTCACAAATTGAACAAAAAAACCTGCAGCAGGATCAAGCGATCTTAAAGCTACAGGGAGATGCTTCCTCGAATCCAAACGCAGAGGTAGTGGCAGCTCGTAAAGACAGAAACGGCAAAATTTTTCCTAGCTTGAAGTCTAGGCTCGATGATATGCAAAGCAAGATTGGTACGGGTGGGAATGGTGGCGGCGGTGGCGGTTATCTGGATATCCAGACCCCTATCAACGTCATGAAGAACTTCTTCCGTGATGCAGAGGGGCAAAACGTCTCTGTAATACAGACCGGTAGCGTGTATGTGGACGTCTTCAAGGATGGAACAGGGATTGACCCAACGAGGTCTACAGGATTCCTGACAGTGGGTGGTAAGGTATCAGGTGGAATTGTTGATATCACGCCCGTTATGACGGGTCCTAACTCACCTTCACCTTATGTCGCAACTGCTTCGAACGCATATGATATCTACTATGCGTGGAAGGCATTTGATGTTGGTACGAAGGATGGTTATTGGTACTCCTACTCTAAAGAGGCAGGTAAAGGTACATGGTTGCAGATAGACCTCGGTGAGCCCAAGTCCGTATCTAAGGTAGACTTGCAGTCAGGGCTAGTTAGTGGATCTAATTGCGGATTAAAGGATTGGGAAATCGTTGGATCAAACGATGGAACCAATTTTGAACCTGTAGTAAAAGGGTTGCACCCGAACGATACCAGCATTAAAGAGTACCAAGTACCTGCACCAAAAGCATACAGGTACTATCGTATCAACGTGCTAACGAGCCACTATACTTATGCACTGGTGAAGCGATTTAAACTTTACGAAAACGTTGACGACTGTACCATTATAACGAAAGAAATATCTGTACCTACAGGTGTAACTAAGACGATTGTTACATCAGAGTTTGCAGGGTTACCAACGTTCGACATCTCTCTTAATGACGGAGCTATTTGGAACTCTGTCGATCTGAATAAGTTACTCGACCTGTCGGGTCTGTCAGGTTCTAAGATGAGACTTCGCGCAACGATCAGGAAAGAAGATTACGTAGAGTCTCTGGGAGTGACATGGTTTACCGATGACACCCTTATGACTGTGCCGAGCGCTGGTGGAGGTGGAGGAAGTAAGATAGAGGCTGACCCAGTTATCGGCTCTATGCTACTGTACGATACTGTAAACCTCATGAGGACAAATTTCCGACAGTCAGAAGTAAGAAACGTATCTAGGTACTCGCTAACCAATATGGTTATTGATTCCTTCAAGGATGCGGCTGGGATGGATCCTGCTGTCAACTCTAATGTATTTGTTTCAGGCGGGTCTCTCTTCTCAGGATTTAGTGGCAATATTATCCCTACGATGACAGGTGATACGACTCCAAGCGGTAAGGCATCTGCTAGTTCGTACAGTACTGCTTATAACACCTATCCTTGGTATGCCTTTGATAAAAATACAACTGGAACAAATTCAGTATGGGCACCTCAGAATACCTCCACGGGCTGGCTACAGTATGAGTTTCCTTCTCCTAAAATTGTATCAAAGTATACAGTACAGGCCCCTAATGCGACAGATGTTAACCTCCAAGGGTCTCCAAAGAACTGGACATTCGAGGCGTACGATGATGCAAGTTCCAAGTGGATAGCGCTGGATACTCGTACAAATGAAACTGGATGGACGCCAAGTCAGATTAGGCAGTATGTTTTCTTCAACACGAAGGAGTACACAAAGTACAGAATAAACATTACTGCAAATAATGGTCACTCTCTATTGCTTGTGCAGGAATTAGGGATGATGGTAAGCGAAGCCTCCTCCCCTGTAACAATAGCGGAGAAAATAACAAACACCATTTCTAAGATAGTTGTAGTGGCTGAGTTTGACGGACTCGTTACGTTTGACTTGACAATTGATGACGGCCTCACTTGGCTGAAAGATATAAAACTTGATTCCCTTGTCGACATAACAGGCTCAGGTAAAAGTATCCGAATCAGAATGAACATCGCAGAAGGAAGCAAGGTAAACTCGCTAGGATATGCGTGGTTCGATGACTCTGTGGAGTTAATCAAGATAACTCCTGCTACAGGAGGCGATGGCGGCGGTATAGCCATGATACAGGTGGATAAGGTAGGCGTAGTAGCGTCACCTCAATTCCCTTCGGAAGTTAATATAACCATACCTGAGACAACAGACTTTAAGCTCCCGCCTATAGAAGTACTGAGGTTCACTCCATCTGCGAATGATCAGGTCAGCACAGTGGCTACATTCTCTAGTACGGAAGCATGGAATTATGATCATGACAAGTATGTTGTGCTAGACGGTATCATGCACCTAAAAACTGCATTCGATTTGGACGTGGTGGAAGAGTTCTCTCTCCCGTCTGGCAATACCGTGTACTCGTTCACGGTGAATGCAGAGGACTTTATTGACATCGAGAGGATAGAGGTGACCTAAAAGTGGCAAATATAGGCCAGGCATTAAACAACCCAGAGGCTGGGTGGAAAAGAATAGATAACACTCATAGAGCCATAACCTACACAGGTACTTGGAATACTGAAAGTGGGGACTGGAACTACGGAGGCTCTGCCGCCTACAGTTCCACCGCTGGAAGTAAGCTGTCTTTCCGATTCTATGGCGATAAGCTAAGGATCATAGGAGGGATGTACACTGGCAGAACTACAGCTACTACTGTTCGTATAGATGGCATCTTGCAAGGAACGATCAACGAAAATAATAACTCAACGAATGGAGTTTCTCGTGCGCTGGTATTTGAAAAGACAGGTCTATCTAGAGAAGGCCATTTATGTGAGATAACGGTAGTTGGCTCAGGCATGTTCCTGTTCGATGCTATTGATGTTGATACGGTAAGTACGCTTGCTACTTACTTCCCTAAGACGGTTGGTCGTCTCCGTTCATCTATAGAGACTATGGAGGACGGGGACTTCATCCCCTTTCGGATAGATGTAGATACAGTATGGACTTACACATTAAATGACACTTCTGTCCCAGAGGTTCCATTAACTGGACTATCTAATACCGCAGGACAGAAAGGATTTCTCTTTCTAATAAGGGTAAGTAAGGGTATTCTCGTCGCGGACAGGGTAGGTGTAACTGGCGTGTCATGGGATTCGTTGAATATAGGCAATCTCATACAAGGAAAGTATGCCAACACTGGTAACTTAGTTCCTGTTTTGACATCTAACACAAATGGTTCCGTTGTCATATCTGCTTCTTCCATATACCAGCCAACGCAGGACGCATATAAGGCTTTCGATAGAGTCTTACAAGGTGACACCTCTAGGTGGCTGTCGAAGATAGGGTTCCCTCAATGGTTGCAAGTAGACTTAGGTACAGCAAAAGTCACTACTACTTATACTATAATTGCAAGTCAATACCTAGCGGCAAGTCCGAAAGCGTGGACATTCGAAGGATCGAATGACAGTACTAAATGGGATGTGTTGGATACAGTAAGAGGCCAGATCGGGTGGGACGCTACTAAGCGGATTTACCGATTTGAGAATCGCACCCCTTATCGGTATTACAGAATACTAATCACTGAAAACAATGGGTACCAAGGAAATTACGGGATTGAAATTACTGAAATGGAACTACTCTATGAGCAAGGTGTGATTCGATCCTTGACGGGCGGGGTTGGGTTCGCTGACGCTAACGGTAACTTGTCAGCTACCAATAAAGGATTGGGAGCATGGCCTCCCAATAACGAATGGGATAGATACATCATTAACTTCCCCTCACAGTTGATACAAGCAGGGAAGACATACACAGACGTATTCAATCTTGACTTGAATGTTGTTACATGGTGTCAAGATACGCCTAGTATTGGAATGGCGCACCCAGACGGGGGTTTACCAAACCCTTCCACTAACTTGGCAAGAATCCATAGAAATTCGATATTTGCGTGGGCCACATCTAACTGGGGCTCTGAATGGAACGGTACAAAGCAAGGATTTCGTCCAGTACTTGAGTACAGGGAAGGTGAGTAGGTTGGCTATCACAACTAATAAGGTTGTTGCTTTCTACAAGGGAGCAGGCACAAACACCACATGGAAAGACCAAAGTGGTAACAACAGGGACGGTGAGATTTCTGTCACTTACCTCCCTGTTCCGTTCAAGAAGTCATTTAAGACAGATGTACTTACTATGCCTAATGCCACTTACGCTAACGTAAAGATTGCAAGGACAGGATCTATGGACTGCTCCATTAGCGCCTTGGTTAAATACGATGTAGCTACTTCTAGCAATAACTTAGGAATATTCGATAGCGGTAGGATGACAGTTAACTTACTTGGTACAGGAGAGATTAATGTACTGTTTAGTGACAACACAACTAAGAAGAAGTCTACCAAATCCATACCTGTTGGAATATGGGTTCACTTGTTCATTGATCAGGCGGCTCGTAAGATTTATATTAACGGTCAGGATGTGACCACAGACTTATCAACAAGCTGGTCTCTAAGCGCATTCGCTGATAGCTACATAGGCAGAGGATACTACGCTACGGCACCTATGTCATATGCGTACTTCAAGTTGTTAGATGGTACTGCTCCTTACAGTATAGCTGATATAAGAGACGAGGCAGACGAGGCGAAAAAGACAATCGTAGGATTAAAGACAGACTTTAAGAACATGGCAATAGGAGACGCTGTGCTCTTAAAATACTCAGGTGTCTCAGGATATGTAGGTACGATCACTACGGTAGCCGATTTAATACCCCCTTCTGTTATACCACCAGCGTCTGCCGTCACTACGAGCGGGTGTTTCTACGCATACATGGTAGGCAATGCAAGAGAAGGAGAATTAATTCTAGCCAGTGATCGCAACGTTCAGACTAGTATTACTCACGATACCCTCAACAGCTACGGTATCGCCAGTGGTAACGGGTTACCTATTACAATTGGCACCGCATTAGACAGCATGGTCTCTGTAGGAGGAGGAGGCTACTGTACACAGAATACAGTTACTGTAGTTAATGCAGGAGGAGCAAGGACTGAACTAGGTATATCGTCAGGTAAGTACTACTGGGAAGTGTCAGTCATTTCAAAAGGACTAATGCTTACTGGCATAGCAAGTGCAGGGGTACCTATGTCAAATCCAGTCAGTTCTTATGTGCGATCTGTAGGCATGAATGCTACTAAGTATGACGGGGCTAATACTCCCTACGGAGAAGCGTATAATGACGGTGACGTCATAGGTGTCGCTCTGGATATGAATGCAGGTACTATTGAGTTTTATAAAAATGGCATAGCACAAGGCGTAGCCTTTACGGACTTGAAGACTTTCGGCACAGTATATCCAATCATCTTTAACGGAAGCAGTTCTGTGACCCTAAAGGCTAAAATTAACTTTGGGGCAGAGAATTTTAGATACGATATCCCTACAGGATACGGTAGACTGGCACAGCTTTCCCTGTATGACATAGCAATGCGTCTCCCTACGGGTGGCGTATCAGCAACAGAGACTGCCGATAGCGAGTGGGATAAGTACATTCTTAATTCGACTATGGGCGGTGCCCTGATCGACGCTGGGGATAATTCGGTATGGAATTGGAGCGGTATATACTCATGGACAAGCACTGTTGCATTATCTGCAGCTGGTAATAGGTCAGTTAGGGGTCATACGTCAGCTAGTGGCTATGCCTCCTATGCATCCTCTTCTGCAACCCTAGCTAACAGTGGATTCAGGCCATTTTTCATTGTGTCAGAGTCTAAACGTATTCGTTTCTTGGTCGTAGATGGGACTGAGGTAAAAACATTCCAACGAGGAAGTTGGGAGTCTGTAGGCACAGAACCAATTACGGATGTTATTGCGTCTTCCTTCGGTATGACTGACGTAGCTTCGTTCCTCCCTCACTTGAAGAAGCTAGAAAATAGATCGAACATTAGGATCATTGTCATAAAGGAGATTCAAGGAAAGACGTCAGCTTCTATGGAAGGGGTGCCGAAGCCAAAAGTTGTGAAGATGAAAAATGACATAAGTCTGCTACATTCCTCCAACATAGATTCTATAATGTTAGTGGGTTCTAGGTCAGGCAGCGGTGTCGTTAAAGTAGCTATAAGCACTGACGGTGGAGAGGTATGGGAGACGAATAGAGGTACAGGCTGGGAGACAGTAGATACAACCAGTCTTACGGACTTCAAGTCTAGAGGGATGACTATCGAGGAGTTTAATTTAGTCAAGGATTGGTTAGCCAAGGTAGGTTCTAGAAACATCCTAAGACTGGCTTTCTACCTAGAACAACAAACGTCTGCCGATACAGCTTTTGTTGACACCTTATCTATGCAGTTAGATTTAAAAGGCTCGTGGGACGTAGCTACTCAGGGAGTTGACTACAAATACGGATATAATAGTAATACGAACCTGCGTGTGTTACTGATGTCCAATGGAGACTTCAAGATCAACTTCGGCGGTGGCGGTGGTTCTACCATTACCGAAGTAGATGGAGGTACTTTCTAATGACGGTAATCCCTATTCGATTTAAACGAGGCATGAAAGAGAATCTCCCTGTATCGGCTGATGCAGGAGAGCCTCTCTTCACGGAAGATACACACGAGATGTTCATAGGTACTGGGGACGGAATCGTTCCAGTGTCTGATCCAGCCCTCAAGAGGAGGGTAGATAAGTTGGAACAGAGCAGAAGTACTGTCACCAAGACCTACATCGAAGACTTCCTGACGACTAAGAGAGTAGATGCTGAGAAGACTACTGCTGTAGTAGGTGTAGGTAAATTACGCACAGGCAAGTCGACATCATTTGATGAGGATTTTAGTACTTCTGATTACTTTGATTCAGATAATTCTTTTGGGGTCGCGTTAGATACGGCTAAAAATAAGGTAAAGCTAAAAGATGGCTTTACGTTAGGTTCTTTTCGTAGTACTGCCATACCAGCCGCAGGTGTAGAGAAAATAACAATGAAACATCAGGCTATAACACAGTCTGTGCTAGGGGTACAGAGTAAGGTTCGAGTTGTGGATGACATGACAGGCTCTTACTACCAACCACTTGGGCTAGTTGATCGTGCAGGTAGAGACTGGGTGGTGTCATTTATTGTATCCAAGGGATACCATGTATCTGTTAGAAACGCAGACGGCACTCTCGTATTCTCTAAGGTAGTATTTAACCTAACTGCTACTATGCCTAGTAGTGGGAATATGTCACACAGCATAGCAGTTGATTACAACAATAGGGTTTGGATAACTGCTGTTGACAGCAATAGCAGTACGAGGAGCGTTTACATTGGAGTCGTAAATCCAGATGGTACCGTGTTCATGCCTTTGACAACGACACTAAGCGGTACAAGTACCTTCCCCTCTAATGCCACTGTAGTGGATACAAATGGAAGAATATGGTCTATGATTTGTGGAAGCACTTCAACAGCCACTAGGTTCATTGTATTTAATCCAGACGGCACTACGTATATACCGTTAACTACATTAAAATTCTCGGGTGCCCTGTCTTTCCTTACAGCTTTAATGGACAGGGAAAGAAATATAATACTGGTGGTTACAAGTTCTGGCGGTAACGTATACCTGACAAAGATAGGGCTAGATGGAGTAGTAATAGGAGCCGCCAGTGGTCAGCAATTAAACATAAGTGGACTATCACACCAAAACATGGATGCTTTTATAGACATGGACTCTGGAAGTCTTGTTACTTTTTGTAGTACATCAACGGGGCTATACTTCTACAAGACTAACATAGACAAACCAGCATCCTCATCGCCTACAGCTTACTCTGGCTCTTTTACAGCCCTTAGAGGAAGCGCTGATGTGTACAACGACAATGGTGTAGTACGCGTAGTGTATGTACACCCCACAACGACCAGACTAAGCCATCTAGCATTTGACGTTTCAAGATTTACTCTAATAGAACCTGAGACCGTCATGCAGGAGGGATTGAGACCGTCCATAGGCAGAGATTCATCGGGTAAGTTACAGGTTCTATTCGATACAACCGAATATGACAATAATTTCTATCAAGTAAAGAAGGTTGTATTTGATTCCGTCAATACTACAGTCTCATTTACGGCTTCAAATGACAGAGGGATAAGCTGGATTGAGGTACCTGACGGTGTGGAGGTATCGTTCCCGACTAAGGGAGACAGCGTGACCTTATGCGTGGAGTTCACAGCACCGAATGGGAGCGTATCTTCCGAGTTAATAGGGTACGGTTTCGCTACAGGAAGTAGCGGGATTAGCTTAACTCAAGAGTTTGTTAGCTCAGTACTCCCTTCCGTCTCTCCCATATCTGACGTGACTCTTACAGCCGAGCAGACACTTAACGGCGGCTCTGTCGATTGGTTCGTCACAAACAATGGCGGCTGGGACTGGATTCCAGTAACGCTAGGTGAGCAATTATCTTTCCCTAACCCTATAAATGCCGACCTTCGTGTTAAGGCAGTACTTACAGCCCCATTCGAGACGAAGGGTTCTCCTGTAGTAACCTCATATATTGTTGTGAGCTCTAACATGCTACTTAATCCTGACATAGCAGACCCAATGCTTCCACAGAGGGTAGTAGACCTTGAGATAAATCTGTTGAAGACGAACTTCAAGTTAATAACCTACATGAATGCCCCGAAATACGGGTTGAAGAACGTGATCGTGGATACGTTCACTGATCTTTCTGCCGTAGACATCGCAAAAAGCCAAGCCGTGTATGACCATGAACAAAAAAAATTCACAACGGGGATCGTGGACATCGTACCGCTAATGACTGCTAATAATGCCCCAGCTCCTTTTGTAGCAGCTGCAGATCGTGTGACCTACGGGGCTGCTTTTGTGTTGTTTGATAGAAGCACTGCAACCTATTGGGGCTCAACCTCCAATGATCCTCACTGGATTAGCATCGATTTAGGCGGCGCGGAACAAACCATCGATAGATATCTCCTGTCAGGCATGTCTAAATATGCCCCTACCAGTTGGCTCTTGCAAGGCTCAAATAATGGTTCTGCATGGGAGACTCTTCATTCTGTTTCAGGCTATGTATGGACCAATTACGAAAATAATGAATTTACCATTCCCATCTCAAACATAAAGCCTTACAAATACTATCGAATCTATATTACTGCCTCTCAATATGGCCTTGGAGTAACCCAAATTTCTGAATTAAGACTCCAGAGGGCAGTAGACCAAAATTTTCTTCAATCTAAACCCGAAATCACTAAAACACCCCCAAGCAAAATTGTCATCGTTGGCGATGAGGTGGTTGCAGGGGGAAAAATTGAATACCATGCCTCTCGAGATGGTGGAAACACATGGACTGTCGTACCTGCAGAAACATTAACCGATATTTCCAGCCAGCCTGTTGGGACGGAGCTTGTCGTCAAAGCTACGATTCATGGAAATGCTGAACTCAATGCCTGGGGTTATTACTATGAGTAAAAACTCTTTAACCATCAATGGAATAAAGAAACGGAGGATTATGCGTGACGCTGCCAATCAAATTCAGACGGGGACTAAAAGAGAACCTTCCCACTGACGCTTTGGCAGGGGAGCCTCTTTTTACAACCGATACACACGAGCTTTTCATGGGGACAGGAGATAGCGTTGTTCCAATCGCTGCTACTGATCCGGAGCTGGCCAAGCGGGTAGACGAGCTTGAGCAAAGTAGAAGTACAGTAACGGAAATGTACACCGAGACCTTTGACGGAACCGGTTATGTAGATTTGGAAAAAACGACTGCTGTGATTTCAGCCAATCGTGCTCGAAATGCCAAAACTGCCGATTTTACTGAGGATTTCTCAACTACTAAATACTTTGATGCTGCAAACTCTGTCAACATAAACTATGATACTGCGAGTGGAAAAGCTAGTTTAACTCCTGGTAAAACAAACGGTATTCTTGCCGTCAGCCCTATATCCACCATGTATAGTAATGAGGTTACCATCCATGCAGCTACCACAACTCCCTCCACAATGGCGTTCTCCTCGGAGATAAAAGTAACCACTGACGATACAATATCATATGTGCACCCTATGGGGTTTACGGACAGAACCAATCGGACTTGGATTGTTTCTTTCGTCAAAGGCAGTGGGATTTACGCGAAAGTAACAAATCCGGATGGATCACTAGCCTTTGAAAAGTTTCTCCTCCCCTTTCCTACAGCAGATTACAATCCGTGGACTTCAACATCATTAGGTACTCAACAAAGTTCTTTCATAGTGGATTACAATAACAGAGTATGGTTTTTGACTGGTGTAAGCCTTACATCTCCAACTCAAACTAGGAAAGTTTTGATCGGGGTTGTGAACGGTGATGGTACAACTTTCTTAGATTGGTTGGAATTAGATTCTGCAGTACATTCCTCCGGTTTTTTTAAATCAACATCCTTGTGTGTAGACAAGGATAATAATATTTGGGTTTTATACAGTTTTTCAAGTAGTAAATTTACACTTCAAAAATTCGATTCGAATTGTAATCAGTTACTCGCTCCATTTGAGACCCCTGGGCGTGGTACCGTGAGTTCATTTTGGGCAGCTAGATTATTCTACGATGTTCCTACACACGCTATCATAATTGTGTATTCAACAAGTGGTTCATCATTTATATCCAAGGTCTCGGCAGTAGATGGAAGTACTCTCCTTACTCAAAGAACGCTTGATTCTACTACAATTAAAGAAGGCTGGAGTGCAATACACGACACCGATACAAATACAATAGTAGTAATCGGTTCACTAGTTAGCACTGCTAAACCCGCCAATGCCATGCGGCTCTATAAAATAGACACAGCCACACTAAATGTCCTTCACACGGTTACGTTCGAAACAAAGCCAGCCGATCGAGTATCTACCATCGTCAAAGACGGCAATACGTACCGATTTAATTTTGAATTCTCAACGACGCCGGGCATTTTGCGCTCCATGGCAGTTAATGCCTCTGATTTGAGTATCGCGGACGAGGATACATTGATCTCAAGAGACGGACGTTTCCCGTATTTGTTCAGAGATAGCTCGGGCACGCTTCAAACGCTTTACCATCCGAATTGGGTCAGCGGCAAAAATTCTTCTGTTCATTTAGCCAGTTTTGTCCCTACTCCTACTGAAATTCGGTTTGAAGTATCCAATGATAATGGCGGAACATGGCTACCTGCAGCTCTAGATCAAAAAATTACCTTCCCTTCCCCAAGCAATCTCCTACATGTTCGGATCATCTTTACCTCCCCTATTGGTACGATGTCACCTGAGCTTACTCGCTACAATTTAGTTATTGGATCACCCTCAGGAGAATTAATTCAAGAGCTGGTAAGCACGCAATTGCCATCAGTTTCACCGATACTCCATGCAATTTTGACAGCAGATCAGACGTTAGACGGGGGAACTATTGATTGGTTTGTAACCAACAACGGAGGTGCGGATTGGATACCTGTTTCATTGGGGGAACAAATAGGCTTTGCCAATTCCATTAACAGTGATCTGCGAGTCCGGGCAGTGCTCACTTCCCCTGATAGTTCTAAGACGGGGCCTGAGATCAGGAAATATACCATCGTCAGCTCTGACATCCTGCATGGAACCGCAAATAGCACGGAGGTGGAGTCATATTCCGAGAGATTTAACACTCTTACTTATGTAGACACCGGGAATACTTCTGCAATTGTTTCAGGCGGACGTATTAAAATCGGACCAACCCCTAACTTTTCAGAAGATTTTTCCTCTACCGCTAACTTTGACAGCATAAACTCCATTGGCGTTGTAGTTGATTCGAAAGCTAGAGTAGTAAAGAACATGTCTGGTACTCGAAATGGCGTGTTTTATGCAAGGCCACTCCATGTCCCTGAGATGAACCGAGTGACAATTGACTATACAGCAAATGAACCAAGCACATATGGATTCTTTTCTTCCGAACGCTTTACTACGGACAATACAAAAAATTATGCATGGGCAAAAGGGTTCGTTGACAGAACCAATCGCACATGGAGAGTCGCTTGGTACAATAGCGGTATTCACGCAAAAGTGACTAATCCCGATGGAACGATTGCCTTTGATAAAACTATTTTGTCAACAAATGAAGTACTAACCAGTGTTCCAAATATTACCAGCATAGATTGTATTGTCGATGCGAACAACAGGGTCTACTTCACTTATCATGGTACAGCAGGTGCTGCCCGCCTCATGATTGGCTCAGTTAACAGCGATGGCAGTACGTATATAAACTGGACGTATATTCCAATGGGCTCCACAGCAGGTATCATGCACAGCCATATGACTATGGACAGTCAGGGTCGAATCTGGGTGTGGAGAGCTCAGAACTCCCAGGGAAGATGCGTAGTTATTAACTCTGATTGTTCAGTAGCAATTCCAGATTTCATGTTTACCACGTCCTCAGTATCTACTGTATGGTCTAGATACGATTCCGTACGTAAAAATATGTATGTCATGTGGTTTGGTGGATATTCACTTTACGTAACTCAATTCAATGAGTTGGGTACGGTTATGAAACAAGTTACATTAGGCAGTCAATATTATTCCAATACTTCTGTATTTGGATTTGAGTATGATGTTTTAGCCGATCGATTTGCCATTGTACATGCAGGCCAGATCACTAATTCTTCTCCTTTCGAACTCGAAATTCTCTCCTTTGACCCAGACACCCTAGCCTCAACATCCCCCATCAAAGTCCCAGGCATTACAGCAGATTACGTATCCGCCACAGGATTTGTCGATAATGGAGTGGCGAACTTCATTTATAAATCCGCTAAGGAAACGGCCTACAAGCTCATCAGCTTTAAGGTCTCTGATTTATCGATCATCGATTCCACTACTGTTGTAACCAATCAAGCTGGAGACCATCTCATTTTCAGAGATAGTAACGGCACTGTTCGTTCATTAGCGTCTACCTTGGAATACGGTGGTACTAACAAGCAATATAAGGAGTATGTCTACGAGGGTACAAAAACATCCGTTACGCTAGAGATTTCCAATGATTACGGCGTAAACTGGCATACGGTAACATCCGGTGATGAGATTGTCTTTCAAAACGCTGGAACTCTCCTAAATATCCGAGCTATATTCGACTCCCCAACAGAAATCATCTCTCCAGAATTAAGTGGCTATTCCCTAACAACAGGAACTCTTACTGGAGAGATCGTCCAAGAATTCATCAGTACGCGAATCCCTTCCGTTACGCCTATTCAAAAAGCTACATTAACTGCCGTAGAAACCTTGAACGGTGGAACGATTGATTGGTATATGACGAATGATGGTGGCGCCACCTGGCTACCTGTTTCATTAGGTCAGCCCGTTTCCTTTGAAAACACATTCCATGCAGATCTGCGCGTAAAAGCTGTGCTAACAATGCCTTCGGACGCTATGTACTCCCCAGAGATTGTTGAGTATACTGCCCTCAGCTTTAATGTAACAACAAAGCCTAGACCCTATGCATTCCGGGCAACTGTTGCAGGAGCACAGTCATTCGATACCCAAGTAAACACCAAAGTGAATTTCAATGTGGAGGAATATGATTTACGAGACGAATATAATCCAACTACTTCAACGTATGTTGTGAAGCAATCCGGTCTGTATATGATTTCCTCCTCCATTTTAACAAATAGCCAAAATACTTCCTCGAACAGACAAATTCTTTATGTATGTAGAAATGGAGCACCTGCCGCAACCCTTTACAACTCAATGGGAGGCAATTCCGTATCAGCTTCAGGTTCAACCATCTTACATTTAAAAGCTGGTGAAACGGTAGAAATCCAGCTCTATAGCCTGCAATCAATCAGCACATTGTACAGAAATTCTTCAGCCAGTACGGATCATTACTTCACAATCAGCAAAATTGGATAAAGGGAGTGGGGCTGACTACAGGCCTCACTCTTTTTCTTAAACAAACGAATCTAGCTGTGAGCATTTCTTTCAATCTGTCTACTCTATAGATAGACCCACTGAGAAGGCAGGTGAACACGGATGTTACAAACATGGATCAACTCTTCTACACTTCCAACGGTAGCATCGAGTGTGCTGACCGCAGTTGTCACCTATCTCATCGCTCGCCACAACAACAAGAAAGAGTTGATGATCACAGACAGGCAGCAAATCTCTCAAGAGAATCAACAGATTCGCCAAGAGCTACGCCTGGAAATGGACAAGCTGCGCGAAGAGCTCCACGTCTGGCGCAATCGCTGTATGGAGCTGGAAACAATCGTGCAAGAGTGGCGAGATAAATACACGACACTCGTTGTAGAGCGGCAACAGCTGGAGTATCGCGTAAAGGAGCTTGAAACAGAGCTGAAGACATATATGCAAGGGAGGGTGGTGTAGATGGTTCCTATTCAACCATACCTCCTGCCAATCAATCCATTCAGTCGACCAGGCAAAAAGCTGCGTGCTGTCAAAGGAATTGTGATGCACTACACAGCAAGTCCTGGGGCACCTGCTCTTAATATCTCCCGTTACTTTGCCAGTTTAGCCAATCAAAATCCAAATGATGGTGTAGAAGATCGTTATGCAAGTGCTCATTACTCTGTTGACGATCTGTCTATTTATCAAAACGTCCCAACAGATGAACTGGCCTATCATTGCGGCTCAACGACCTACACAAAAGAGGCTTTGACCCGCCTCGGGAGCTATCCGAATGATTCTACCATCGGTATTGAAATGTGCATCGACAAGAAGGGCGAGATTACAGAGAAAACTTTTCAGCAAGCCGTTAATCTGGTTAGCATGCTCTGCAAGCAATTTCACTTAACTTCTTTGGATATTTGGACGCACAAAGGGGTTGTGGGATGGAAGGACTGCCCTCTACCTTGGGTTCAGAATCCGAATGAGTTTGAGCGATTTAAAAAAGCGGTCGAAGGGCAGTTATCCGCAAAAGCAAAGCCTTCCTACCCGAAAATAAAAGCAGTCGTAGGAAGAGATCTGCCAGCAATCATCGTTGATCAGGCTACACACATTATTTGGACATGTCTGCCATTGCTTAATATCAAGCATGAGTATAAGGGAAACGGATTATTCCTGATTCATGACCGCCTTGTTCAAGGTGTCGTTTACGAGGGCGATACCTACCTCCCTTGGGGGCAGATTTCCCCTCCAGACATTACCCCTTTTCAAATAAGTGGCGGATGGATGTTTGTCTACAAGCCATAACCGCGATCAACTCCCCCTTCCCCCCTCTAATAAAAATAAAGGAGGCACATTCCATTGGTAGACCACCTCATTAACAATCTTAGCTTACTTACATGCATGGCCATTCTGGTTGAAGCCGTAACCGAAATTTTTAAGACTGCTCTCCCTGATCATATCAAGGATCGATCCTCGTACGTCCTCTCCATTCTCATCGGAATTTCTCTCTCTTTTGCCCTCGATGCAAATCCTCTTGCCTTAGAGGGTAACGGCTATTATGTTTCTGTCATTGTGGCTGGTATCCTAAGCAGTCGCGGGGCTAATTACCTGAATGGGGTCGTAAAAAAGCTAAAAACAGCCTCGCAATAA